GAGACGAGCGCGACCGCGCCCGAGCCCTTGCAGTCACGCTCGAGCAGGAGTGTGCAGCGTGCTGGGGACCCGTGCACTCACAGACAATTAAAGCGGCCAAGCTCGCGATGGTGCTTTGGGGTGAGAACGATGGCGCGTGAGGATTACGTCGAGGTCTCAGAGCGCATCAGGCAATTCGTCGAGCTGTACCCCACGGGCTCACTCCAATCAGAGTGGGATTACGTCATGCGCGACGGCGAACAATGGCTCGTGGTCAAGGCCTACGCCTACAGGTCGCCGGAGGACCCACGACCTGGCATCGGTCACGCGTGGGAGCCGATCCCGGGACGCACGCCCTACACGAAGGGCTCGGAACTCATGAACGGCGAAACAAGCGCATGGGGCAGAGCCTGCTCGAGTATTGGCATCGCAGTCCACAAGGGCATCGCCTCGGCGAATGAAGTCCGCTCGGCACAGGCAGCACAGGCCGATCCGGTGGCAGCGAAGTCTGCCGAGATGGGCAGCTACCGCACACCCTCGGGAGGTCACCGGCAGGAAGGCGCGACACCGGCGACCCCGAAACAAATCGGCCTGCTGCGCTCAACGATGTCGAAACAGCACATAAACGAGGCCGTCCTAGCCGACTACTGCTCGCAGTCGCTCGGGTTCGAGCTGCCAGTCGAGGGCCTTGGCGCACTCAGCAAGGCTCAAGCCTCGGTCATCATCGACGCGCTGCTCAAGTCGGCGACCCTGCCGGCCTCGAGGTCGAGCGGCCCAGTCGAGGACGACCCTTGGGTGACGTCATGAGGTGTCCTGTGTGCGAGGAACTCATCGAACTCATGGACACCTGTGAGGCCTGCCTACGTCTGCAGCGTGAACCTGCACCGCTCAAGCGGACAGGTCGACGTAGCGCCTCATCGCAGCCGGCAGGCATCTGCATCCGGGGGCACGTCATGATCATGGCCGGTCGCTGGCGCTGCAAGCAATGCGAAGCCATGTACAACGAACGCAAGCGACAGCAGCGGAGGGCCGAGAAGTGATCCAAGCCATAGCCCTCGTCCTGGACTTCGCGCCGGCGCACTGGTCGCCGAGCACGCGCATGGTCGCTATCGCCCTCGCCGACTACGCCAACACTGACAGCGGCCTGTGCTGGCCGTCCATCTCCAGCCTGTCCAGGCGCGCCGGTGTCTCAGGCCGACAGGTCCAACGCTGCCTCCGCGAGATCGAGGCAGACGGATGGATCGAGCGCACATGCGGCGTCCACAAGGTGGGGACAAACCTGTGGACATGGCGCAAGCGCATCAGCGTGGGGGGTGACACCCGTGTCACCCCCCCCCTGACACCCATGTCACCCCCCCTTAGAGGAAAGGGGTGACACCCATGTCACCCGAACCGTTAGTACTTAACCACCATGGAACCGTCACCGGCTCGACGACATGAGCAACCACCGCAGAGGCCCCGGATACAGACAGTGGGTCGCCCAGGTCATGGCAACGTGCGAGCCCGTATGCATCCGGTGCCACATGCCGGTCGACATGACACTCCCCAGGACAAGCAAGTGGGGAGCCAGCGCCGACCACGAACCAGCCCTAGTCCTAACCGGCGACCTGCTCCCAAGCATGGACGGCGCCGGCATCAGTCACCTCGACTGCAACCGCAAGCACGGATCAAACCTCGCGAAGAAACTCCACGCCAAGAGCCCAAGCCGTTCTTTCAAGGGGCCTAGGTCACTCCCCAGCTCCCCCGCCTCTTATTCCCCCAAGGGGTCAGGGAAGGTCCAGAGCGCACCTGTGAGGCCCGAGATGCACTCGGATGGGTGGGTTTACCCCCGACTTGAAACGAGGCCGCCTGCGACCGTGCGGGGGACTCACGGGGAGAAAGCTGCGGAGTGGCTGGAGACCGTGTACGGGATGAAACTGCGGGGCTGGCAACGTCACGCACTGGACCGGGCGCTTGAGCATGACGAGGATGGGCGCTTGGTGTGGGCGGTTGTGGTGCTGACGGTGGGGAGGCAGTCCGGCAAGTCGTGGCTATCCCGTGGGATTTGCATGTGGCGCCTTCACAATGCCGAACTGTTCGGCGAGCCGCAGACGATCCTGCACATTGCGAACAAGCGCGACACCGCCATGGAAGTCCTACGGCCGGCTGGCTTATGGGCACTCGGCAAGTACGGCAAAGGGACGGTGCGCTGGGGTAACACGGCGGCAGGCATCACCCTGCCGTCGGGCGACCGTTGGTTAATCCATGCCGCGAACGACTCGGCCGGCGTCGGGTACTCCTGCTCGATGGTGTTCGCCGATGAATGCTGGGCTATCCCTCGCCCGGTGATCGACGACGCGGTGCTGCCCACGATGTCCGAGCGTGAGCAAGCACAGTTGTGGCTCGTTTCGACGGCTGGCGACTCATCGAGCGACCTGATGATCCAGTACAGGTCGGCCGCGATCGAGCAGCTCGACTCACCGGCCGAGACGCTGCTGCTCGAATGGTCGGCACCGGCCGACGCCGACCCCGACGATCCGCAGACGTGGGTATGGGCGTCCCCCGAATGGACCGAGAAACGCGAGGCATTCGTCGCCCGGCAGCACTCGACGCTTGAGGAGTCCTCGTTCCGACGACAGTGGTGCAACCAGTGGGTCACCAAACAAGGAGGCTGGCTCAAAGACTCGCAGTGGGCCGACACCACGTCCGACGTCGAACTGCCCGAGTCGAGTACCTGGACAGTCGCGGTCGAGTCCGCGTTCGACGGGCAGGGCCATGCCGTCGCGGTCGCCGGCGTCCTCGATGACGAACGGGTGGTCGTCCGGGTGTCGACGATGCGGACCATCAAGCAGGTCGACGAGCGTCTCGCGCAGCTGCGCGCCGAGCATCCGCAATTGTTCGTGCTCGTCACCCCCGGCTACGTCGACCGGCTGCACGAGCACTTCGACGAACTCGTGGGCCAACGGGAGGCGGTGGCCGGCACTCAGGCCCTGCTCGACCTGTTCGACCGGCGCTCAATCCTGCACGACGGGGGCCTCGTCCTGCGCGAGCACTTCGCGTCATCGCGCATCTCGAAACGAGACGCCGGGTGGGTGCTGTCGAGCGCGATGGGCGAGGGCCCCTCGTATGCGGCGCGTGCTGTCATGTTCGCGGCTGCCCAGGCAACGAAGCGGCAACGGCCGACGGCGATCATCCATAGCCGTCGACGTGCTTGACAATCGTTATAAACCTGTAATATGGGCCCGTGGCGTTTCCCCGTCCGAGATGGTCCGCCCCTCCGTCCCCCCCAAGGTCGATGGAGGGCGGACCGTCTGTGGCTTTGCGCGAGGGCGCCGGCACGTCACTGCTGCAGATGATTCAGGGCGCCGGGTCGTCGTTCCGTACATCAAGGGCCGCCGCGCTGCAGGTCCCCGCATTCGTCGACGCCATGAAGACGTACTCACACACGATCAGCGGTTTCGGCCTGCGGACATACCGAGCGGGCGAGCCCATCGAAACTGCCCAAGTACTTGTCAGCCCGTCCTCGTATCTTCCCTACACGTCGGTCATTGCGAGGACTGTCGAGAACCTGCTTCTCCACGATCGCGCCTATTGGCTTGTGGTCGACCGGACGTGGGATGGGTTCCCGCGAGAGATTCAGGTCATGGACGTCGACGACGTGTCCGACCTGACGACGCACTCGACAGCGAACCAGAACACACAATTCCCTCCCGTCGATCCGTTCTACTACATCGGCACGCCTGTCCCGGCCCGCGACGTCATTAAGTTCTACGGCGACGGTCTCGGCGGATGGCTGTCGACCGGTGCCGCTGCGATCAACACGGCCGCCGCCCTTGAGGCCGCGACGTTGAATTACAGCGAGTACCCCATGCCGACCGTGGTCCTGAAGAACACTGGCGCCGACCTTCCAGCGGCAACGGTGGACGCGCTCCTGACCGCATGGGAAGAAGCCAGGAGCAACAGGGCCACGGCCTACCTGAATAGCGCGATCGAGGCTAAGGGCATGGGATGGTCCGCCCGGGATCTCGCCTTGGTCGAGGCCCGTAACGAGTCCGCGATCGGCATCGCCCGTATCGCGAACCTTGACCCCGTGTGGGTCGGCGCCAGCGTGTCCGGGTCGTCGCTGACGTACTCGAACCGCGTCGACCTGTATCGGCAACTGCTGGACATCAGCCTGCGCCCGGTCATGGACATGCTCACTCACCGACTGTCGATGCCCGACGTCACGCCGCGCGGGCACTCGGTCAGGTTCGACACCTCGGGGTTCCTGCGCGGCAATGCAACCGACCTCGGCAACCTCGTCGCGCAGCTCGTGCCCCTCGGCGTCCTGACCCCCGACGAGGCCCGCACCGTCATCGACCTCAACACCCTCGGACTCACCCCGACGAGCCTCGTACAGATGGGCGGATGAATGAGAACCTTTACGACTGAAGGCACGCTGCTGCTGCACACCCGAGCAGACGACGGGGGCGACATCATCGGCAGCGGCTATGGCATGGCTGTCCCGTATGGAGTCGAGATCGAGTACGACGGAATGATGGAGTCGTTCGCGCCTGGTGCGTTCGATACTGCTGCCGTGGTCGGCAAGCCTCTCGCCTACCGGCACAACGAGCCGATCGGCGTGATCACGGGCGCCACAAACGAGCCTGATGGCCTATACATCGACTTCGATGTGGTCAACACTGCACTTGGACGTGATGCGGCGACGCTGATGCGCACCGGATCGAGCCGAGGCCTGTCGGTGGCTTTCGCCGCGCTCAAGTCGATCAGAACCAAAGGAAAGAACAGGATTCAATACACCAAAGCCGCATTGGCCGAGGTGAGTCTCACCCACCAACCTGCCTATGTACCGGCAGGCGTCGGTTCATTTAGAGAGGAAAACATGTCAGTCGAAACCGTCGAGGACGCCGCTCCGGCGGTCGTCGCAGACATCCAGGCACGCGAGGCCATCGACGAGCTGCGCCGCGAGGTTCAGTCCGTCGCGCACGTCGCGGAGCCCGTCCACCCGCTCGCACAGTTCCGGTCGTTCGGCGAGTACAGCAAGGCCGTCCTCGAGGGATTTGATTCGCGGGCACTCGTCGACCAGGTCACCGACAATAACCCGGGCGTACTTCCGCCCGTGTGGCTCATGCAGGTCCGAGGCATCATTGACCTCGGGCGCCCCGTCATCACCGGCGTCGGCGGCCCGCAGTCGGCCGGCACCAGCGGCCTCGACATCAACTGGCCCTACTTCGACGGCAACCTCACCACGATCGTCGAGGCACAGGCCAACGAGAAGGACGAAGTCAACAGCGTCCGTATCGACATTAAGAAGGGCACCGCAAGCCTCGCGACCTACGCGG